CCTCTAATAGTGCTACCATTGATAATACTACCGTCTGGTAGTTTAACAACACCGTTAGTGTCTAATTCTAGTCTATAATTCTGTGTTGGTTGCGTTTGGGTTGTGCTGTAAAGTTTATTAGTAACAATCTTATTAGCGGTTGTTAGACTAAACCCTTCACCGAACGCAGAGATGTTAATTTCCGCGTCATCCCAATAGCTAAGAGCATTCCATAATGTACTACCGTTACCTATTTTAATCTTACTACTGGTTAAGTCTATACCTATTTCACCCTGCGCCAGCGCTGGATTTGTACTGGTCCAGTTTGCCGCTGTGTCGCGTCTTAGTTGTATTCTACGTGCCATGTTATGCTCCGCCCCCGTTTATGGTTAAGTCGTCGTCGAAAAACGTGGAGGAAGCACCTCCATCGATATCTTGTTCTACTGTAATATTTAACGTATTATTGGTATCATTATATTCTACACTCACACCAGCATGTACTCCGTTTACTAACATTTCTGCCGCATAGTCTTGTGCCAGCTCTGTTAAACTAACTACCCCAGTGAGTAAATATAGTTCGTCGAAGTTATCGTTAATTTTACCAAATGCTGTACGTAACGGATCACCGTCGCCTTTGTTGGGACTGCTACCAATGTTTATTTGTTTTTGTGTCATTATAATCTTCCTATTGCTACTTCAATTATGCCCGTACCTGGAGTAGTTTTTGCTTCCATGGCCTTACCTATGATAGTACCTATTGTGGGACTAGCAGCCCTACAAGCATACCCTGGAGTTGTACTAGTGGTCAACATCTCACCTCTATTAACTGGACCTATTACCTTAACTGGCACACGACCCACTAGAGCCATTAACACTGCTCCTTGATTTTTTATCTTACCATTCATTGTAAGTTGTGCCTTGGTTGAAACTACGCCTGCTACTGTGGCATCAGCTTCTATATCGGTAGTAGTAACTTCTGCGGAACCACCAAATACCAGCACCGTTCCTGGCTCGTACTCAGCATCGGTTAGATAGTATTCAGCTAAGTCAGCGCCAAATGTTGATTCCCATTGACTACCAATAGTTAATGTCCAAGTACCTTGGACTGAACCAGTCGTTGCAGCATCCCCGGTGTTTAGTGTTCTAGTCAGTAGTGTACCATTGTTGCTGGCAAGATCAATGCTACTAGTGCCACCAACTTGCCAAGTACCGATAAGATTAGCAGCAGTAGCGCCATTGCCAGCTGCGTCTGCTCTTAAATCAGTAGTGACCATAATGCCGCCGCTGTTATCAATGGTAACAGGCACAGTTAACACACTGGCTGAGGTAGTTCCGCTGATGCTCATAAAATCCCAACCGCCAGGTGTTGTCACGGTTAGTACATCACCAACAACTGCAATAATTTCATCACCGGCGATGTATAGTCCTTTGACATCTATTGCACCACTTGCTGAAGTTTTTACAAGACTGCTATTAGCACCGCTTGTACTTGCTTCGAGTTTGGTAAAACTACTTGCAGCTTCGCTGGCACCAAGTGTGAATGAATACACATATTCAGTGCTAGTAGTTGCAGATTGGGTAGTTGCTAGATCAAAGTATGATCTCTTAAGGATTGCTTCTGGAGTAACTTCAGACATTGAAGCAGCACTAGCAGTTAAGTTACCCAGCATACGGTTGGCTGTAACGTCTTGGATGTTAGCGTAAGAAATACCACCTGATTTGAAACTTAAAAATCCATTGGTTACACTAAAGTTGTTACTGCTAAAACTTGCAATACCACCTAATGCCTTCACGGCACCTGATCCCAACACAGCCGGTGTTACAGCAGCAACGTCAATGGTGTATGATACAGTAGTCACTGTTGGCGCATTAGGTGCACCTAACACAGTAACAGTGCCGTTGTATGCAGTTGTACTAAATCCGCTGACTACGATTCTTGCACCGGCAGCAAACGGAGCAACAGTTTGTGTTGCAAATGTTAAAGTAGCAACAGTTCCAACTCTAACAGCACCAGTCACTGCAATACTTGCAGCAGTAGTGACCACAGCGTTATCTAATGATAATTTAGTTTGGTCAATGGCTGCATTTGCATTAACGTCGGCATTAACAATCACTCCACTTTGAATTGTAGAAGTTAAAGTTTTAGTTACGTAGTCATAGGTAACATTAACATCACCTGTGGGTTGTGGTACATTTCTCCATCTTTGTTGTTTGATTGTTCCACCGTCACCTATACCTGAAACAGATGCAGCAAATGTTACTGTGGTAGTATCACAAGTTATAACAACCCAAGTATTATTCCAGGCTGTTGTACCAGTTACTCCAGAAATTGTTATAGATGATTCAACAGCAAACGGAGCACTTACTTGAACAACACTAAATGTTGCTGTGCCAATTATACCTGTTCCGGTGATGCTGCTTGTGACAGCAAGACTAACACTGTTATCATTATCGTAAACTGGAATATCCCCAGAGGCCAGCGAACTAAACTTAACATCCCTCATTTGGTTAAATGTTTCAAAAGATCCAACACGACCGTCAACATAGGCTACGTTGGCTGCGTCAGTTCCTGAGCTTACTCTAAAAACACTGTTGGCCACGTTTTGAACACTGTTACCGCCAAGGTTCATACTGCCGCTCATGGCCAGTACACCATTTAAGGCCATGTAACCTGGACCTCTACGATTAACACTTGATACAAAGCCGCCAGCATGTGTTAGACCTAGTCTACGATCAATGTATCCTCTAATGGCACTTTGAACAGGCACAGTGTCGGCGGCATTATTGGTAAAGGTGTTATCGGTTGAGAATTCACTGACTGTGACACCACGTTTAAATCCTAGACCGTCTAAGTTACTCAGAGCAATAGCAGCTGAGAATGTAACTGTACCAGTACCTTGGTCAACTGTAAAGAATCGACCTACACGGAAGATACCGTCTTGATCAGTGCTTACGTGGAATACACGACCAACACCATCTTCCTTAACTTCACCTACAATACCAGTTTTGGATATAGTTGGATTACCAAAGATTTGATTTGGATAGTTAGTGGTATTGTAACCGCCAGTACCTATATCTAAGAAGTCATGTCCTGTGGCACGAGTAGTTGAAATTTTAACTGTAACTTGACCACCAATATTCTTAGGATAACCAATACGCATGGTGTAACTAGTGTCAGCGGACAACGGTTTATCGATACCAGTATGTGGTCTACGCATTACTGAAGATCCTGATATTATCTTAGTTGTACCACCGCCATATATTCCAGGATCACTTGGATAGTTAAATGTTATGGTGTTGATGGTGGCAGTAGTGGCGTTGACTAATCCGTTATAGTCAACATTACTGTTACCATAGATTGTGTAATACACACTAGTACCCACAGTTGGTATAGTGTTGGCATTGACATTATCAAGCACCGCTGGAGTTAGTAGTTGGCTAATGCTTACGGTGTAGGTGCCAGTGCTACCAGTAATACCAGATAGCTGATTAACAATAGTAGTGTCTGCGGTAACGCCTGCACCACCGATAGTTTGTCCCGGCGCTAGTACACCACTAGATACGGCTGAGACTGTCATAATAGTACCAGCAAGGCCAGCACCGTCATCAATTGTAGCAGTTATCACTGCTTGATATGGAATGTTAAACACTACATTTTCAGTAGTACCTAAGCCTGCAGACTTACTGGCAAAACTGGTAATAGTAATGCTTCGTGGATCAATCCAAGTACCTGGATCATCTACATAGGCCACGGTCACTGTATTAACAGTAGAATCTGACTGTTGGCTGAGTATGCCTTGGACGCTGGCTGCACCAGTAACAGTGCTGGCAGCAGTTAATGTAGTAGCATTACAAGTAAGAATAGTGTATGACTTATTATATGCTGAGTTCACTACACCACTTAGTGTGACAATAGAGTCAACCGCAAAAGGTGCAGACGATTGTGGTGCATAGGTAATTGTAACCGTTGTGCCGTCGCCTGAAACACTGACAGTGGACAACGAAACACCGGCTGTTACGTTATGACTACCATTATACCCAGTTGATGCATTTCCCGATATCTTAAAGTATGTGTCGACTTCAATAGGCCAATCTTGGCTCGGAATATTATATTTTACGTAGTAAGGTCCGGCACCTGTTTTAAGAGCAATACTGGTAATTGCAAACCCTTCATCATAATTTCCTGCTGTTTCTTTTACAGGAGTTGGATCTATATTAATATATGCCGGACGGCCAGAACCGTATAAGATTGCACTAATTGGTAAACTTAATATTCCTGTTGCTGTACCTGGGAAACTAATCGAAGTTGTAGTGCAGTCTGTGACCACAAACGTTCCATTATACGCAGTGGGCCTTGCATAGGCAACTTCAATTACGTCGCCCACAATAAACGGAGCCACCGCTTGTTCAGCAAAAGTCAATGTACATATACTTCCAGTACCACTAGCACCAGTTAGGGTAATAACAGTTCCAGTAGTAATAGTATAACCTGTTACTCGGTGAACCCTTCCGCCTAGTGTGGTTATGTAAATTCCCTTTGACAGCTGATCGGCTATAGTTTGATCTGTAATAGGACTAATAGCAATTTTTGTATCACCAATACTAGATCCTAGAGTTTTTGGACCGCAACTGATAGTTATAGCAGGACTTACCAGCTGACTAATGCTTACGGTATAAGTTCCAACATCTCCGCTAGTGCCAGATATTTGTGCAAGTACTATTGATCCAGCTGCCACAGTGTTAATGTTATCACATTCAAATTCCCCTGATGAACCTGTAGTTTCTACATTACTGAGAGTTACATTTCCACCTGTAGTAGTAACTACAATTGAAGTAGCAGCAATGATAGTGCCAGGTGTAGTTGTAATAAAGTCAGTGTTATCTAACGCATGTTGATATGTGTCTGATAACACAAATGTAGTTGAGCCATTAGTACTGGCGACATAATATGTTGATGGATTAGTATAGCCTACAATACTTCCAGTGCCCGACAACAGCCCGCTAAATGTAACAGCGTCACCGATAGAAATAACTGGTCCTGAAATTATTTGACCAATTCTTATAATGCCACTAGTTCTGGCTGAGACTGTCATAGTAGTACCAGCACTGCCAGCACCGTCATCAATGGTGGCTGTGATCACAGCTTCATAAGTATCATTGGGATCACTCTCAACTGTGTTAGCGGAGTCAGTATATACTTTAATGTAGTTAAATGACGTATCAGTAGTTAGTACTGCTGTGCCATCAACTAATTGATTGCCTGTACTATCTGTTAGACCATAGGATATAACTCGATAGATTTCAGACAACTTTTCGTTGAATTGTAATGCAGTACTTGGTCGAGTTGGGTTTACATTGGCAATACCTGTAAATTTAATATACTGTAATGCCCTCACGGACACGGTCTGCTCATGGAATAAAGTATAAGCCAATCCAGCAGTTGAGGTGTTATCATTACCGCTAGTACTGAAATTCAACGATAAAACTTTTTGGCCAGTTAGCAGTGTACTAGTCACATAACCACTGGTAGGAACAGTTGTAGCCACACCTGAACTAAATTGCACATAGGTGGTGCCACAGTCTGTTACTAGATAGGAGTTATTCCATGCTTCGGTACTTACTCCAGAAATATAAATGGTATCACCGATATTGTATGGAGCACTCGCCTGTAGGGCAAATGTTGCTCTAGCAACGTTGGGCGAATAGTTTGCTATGGTTAATAGTGCAAAACCAGTTACCCCCACAGTTCCCGGATCTGTTTGATATTCTAGTGTTATGCTTGTAGTAGTGCTGGCAGTGCATAAAATATTACTGTTGTACTCTTCGTTACTGTTACCACTAATTTTATAGAACACACCAATGCCAGGAGCACGTACATAACTAGCAGTACCACCTGTTGTAGCCGTAGTACCTGTACCCGTTGCCACAAAAGTATCACCAACGCCATCTCCTGGTGCTGCTCCTACAGTAGTAAAGACTGTTGTACCCACGCTAACAATAGTGTAAGTGACTCCTATTACAAAGCTACCAGCGGCAGCTATTTGAGTTTGTAAAGGCACGGTGTATGTCACATAATAAGGACCAGTTCCAGTTTTAACCGGAACTCCATATACGGGTTGATTAAATGTTGGATCAGTAGTATAGCCAGATTCAGATACTGTTTTAACTTCGTATCGAGTTATAGTTCCACCAGAACTAGTATGATCAATTTCTAGCTCACTGACATTTTGGGGAGCATATTCATAATTTGAAACATATACTTCAAGATCTCCAGACTCCATGCTGTTAACAGTTAATCTTTTCTTGTAGATTTTCATGACTTGTACAAGATTCTGTGCAGTTACAACTTGGTCGGGTAATTCTGTTACGTCATATCCGCTGGCCCGTAGACCGTATACACCGTGAGCATTGGACCCGGCAACCGAACGAATCTGTCCGCCGTTAAATGACCAATAGTGAGTATAGCAGTAGTATGTAAATGTTGAAACTTGTTCTGTTAATCCGGCGTTGCCTGCAACAATAGCGTAGCCAAGATCGTTAATCATGGCAAAGTCGTTGGCCAGCATACTTCGGTTACCACCCATTTCAATATTAATTGGATTATAACCAGTACCGTTTATGCTGCCATGTATTGTTATACCAGCTGTTGGAATTTCTGTTGTACAACTAAATTGACCGCCAACACCTGTAACTGCCACGCTGTTTATAGTGTCAAATGTTCCTGCAATATTTAGACTAAAGGTTAAGCCAGTGACCGTAGTTCCTGAAGTAGTTAGAGCCGCTCCACTATTAGAAGCTGACAGTGTAAATGTTGAAGAACCATTAGTTGCAATGATATAGTAGGTACCTGCACTAATTCCTGTAGCGTCACCAAGTAACGTCCCAACTACACGTATTGCCTGTCCAACTGCAAATTTTACCAGTGTTGTTTGTGTAGGAGAACTTGAGTCAACTACAAAATAACTGTTATACTCGATTGGGCTATAGCCAGTTAATTGTACACTACTTCCTTTGACGTAAGGAGACCCTACCTGTACAGGATAAGTTAACGTAATTAGAGTGCCACCACCGCCATTACCAGTTTCTGTGGTTGTAACAGGAGTACTGACCAAGTACGGAGTATTTTTATCTAGTTCTACCTGAAGCGTATATGTGGTACTGTTGTAGTCTAATATATTGTTTACTTGATAACGTATGCCTCTCCAGAAGAACGAACATGGAGTTTTTGGAGCACGTACATCTAAACCTGAATTTTTATATCCTGTTATAGTGACATTTAGATAACCGTCTAGCAGTGATCCCGATGCAACCTGCAGATCATCTAGTGCAGTAATTTGACCTTTTAGTCTTCCTGCAAAACCGTCGACAAATTGACCACCTGCCCATCGTTGTTTATTAATTGATCCAGAAAAACTTGAGCAAACTTGACCGTACGGTGATTTACTTAGAATTTGTCCTTCTGGATCAAGCACCATCATAAATCCGCCATGCCCCTGGCCTGATAAATTATTAACGCGAGTTGCATTGTTACATAAGAATACGTCGATATCTCTATTATTCTTAGGAGTACTTGTAATATCAAATGGATCTGTTAAGTAGTGGCGTCCGTAATTCTTAGGACCGTATACGCTCCAACTGCCGCTGATAATTTCTCCAGCGGCAGCAAATGGATATATCACTGTACAATTCATATAGTTGTTGGCTACACTGTCAATCTGAGCTTTACCAACGCCCGATTTAAATACTCGACCGACCCATTCACCGGGTACTACGCCGGAAGTTAATGTAATAGTGATGGTACCAAGAACATCTGATATAGTTGCCGATACTGAAGTAGCATAGTCAGTGTCTTCATCTAAGTAACCAATTTGCATACCATCCATGACTGCATCGCGATAGAAGAAAATACGTGCCCATACACTTTGACTCACTCGATCTCTAGGACGAATAATTGTACGGCGGAAATCGTTACCTTTAATTGATACGTTTTCCGCCAGTCTAATTGGGTAGTCTTCGTAGTAAATACCACTCTCAACAAAGATAGTTATTTGTAAATCTTTTACACTCTCGGCAAACTCTAATTCTTCACCGCCATCAGCTTCAATGAAATCAATTGGTAGATTTAGTCTTGCTATAATAGTGTCAGTTTCATTAACACCAGTTTCACTTCCGGGAGTATAACTGATAACAGTTGCGTTGGCAAATGAGCTTGCACCCAATAATAGTTTGCCTGCAATAAGTTCATTGTTCAACGGATAACCTTGGTCAACGAATCCATTGCCTCCGTTGTCAAATTTAATTTCAACAAGACCAGAACCTAGATTTGGTGAACTAGCAGAACTAGCACCTAGACCATATTGGATAATGTCTGTGACAATAGTCCAATTAGACGATATAGTAGCTATAGCAGTCTCCGAAGGAGCAAGTGCTACGTTGAAATATTGATTAACAGCATCTTGGTATATTTCTATGTTTTCTTGATTTAAAACAGCCAAGGCCACAGTTTTTGCATAGTTGATAGCATCCAGTGTTTCTTCATACTGTGTACCAATAGCAACAGCCTTGGCACTGGCATTTCTATAGTAACTCTTACCAGCATTAATACTTTGATAGTTGCTGTCAAATAATATATCAAATGCCGCAGCCTGTACTAGGTATCCTAAGTCTCTAAAGCAAGTAGTTTCTGCATATTGGAACCCGCCAGCATAGGTAGTTTCTAAATAAGTTACAGCATTAACACCAATGATGGATTTTTGTGTTAATAGCAGTGTTCGAGCATCAAGGAATGATGTATCAAACTCTTGCCCGGCATACGTAGGACCAGTAGTAGAAATGGCCGCAGTGTCTCCAACTTTACCTGCTAGATCAGACCATAGAGTGTTAACTTTAGTCTCTGCACTTGCACCTTGGCTAAGACTAGCGTTTTTATATTGATAGCTAACTGTACCAGTTCCTGTTCCCACGGCAGCAGCAACAAATGTACTTCCTACACTATAAACAGTAGTAGAAGTTCCAGCAGCAGTATTCCATTGGCCATTGGTAGTACTGCCTAGGTCGATAATAGTGTAGGTTGTACCTATTTCAAAGCTACCAGCAGTTACCTGGGCATAATGACTGTCGGGTTGTTGATTTTTTATAATCTTTTTAGATAATTCATTTGCGTAATCAAATGCATCTATAATAATTTCAAGGTCATTGGTTGAAAATTGGCTAGACTCATTAGCTATATACTGATCAGTAGCAGCTACTATGGCGCTATTACCACCATAAGTAATGTCAAACATTAATGCTTCGACAATATATTTTAGTTCACGCTTAAGATCAACTGCGGTGTTGGCAATATAAAAATCTATATTAGTAGCGGTTATCCATCCTGCTATTTCTTCTTGTATAAATTCGATATTGTTTGATAATAACACCCTAGCATGGGTAAAACCAGCTGCTAGATTCACAGGACTAGTGTAAGTGATAGCCGGTAATGCCGCTAACCCTGAAGTCAGCGTAGTAGTAACAATCCCAAAACTCGTCTGAATACTAGACTGAGCAGCATTATCATTTATCACTGCGAATGTATCGTTGATATAAGTGATGGTCAAATCTTGTATATCACCACTGTCATCATCGATGGCTGTTTGTGCATCTAATAATGTTGGACTAGCACTAGTTACTGTAGGATTTACAAGAGTTACTGCACCTTGTGTAACTCCATCGTTAATAATTGTTGTAATGACAGCAAATTTATTATCAATATCTGTTGTGCGGGCAGCACCACCTGTTAACGATATATTTGTATACTGTCTAAATGATTGTTGATATACAGTGGCTGGAGTATCATTTTGTACAATATCTTTGGCAATAAGAGCAATATAATCTATAGCATCCTTAAATGGTACTATTTCGTTTGCCTGAAGGATTCCTGTTGCGCCGTTATAGTATTGCTGTCCTGCATAACGACTAGCACTATTTCCACCGTAGACAATGTCATAGACCACAGCTTCTATCATTAATTTTATATTGCGTTTATAAGTGGTCTTGTTGTAGCTCAAACTTGAATATTCAACAGCTAGGTAACCTATAACTTCTGCTTGAATAAAACTAATGTTACCCAATAACAAATCTCTAACTGATGCTGAACCTGAAAGCGAATCACCGGATACTGGCATTTCTAAACTTGCTGCCTGCAATGCTCCGTTAGAAAGAATATTTTTAATGACATCAATACTATCAGACATTCTTACAATCGCCGTTGATTGTCCAACTAGACTAGGTAGAGCAACTAGGGTATCTCTAATAAAATCTAAAGCACCTACAGTTTGTTCAAATTCTCCACTTGTAGTAGTTTGGCCAGGAGCATAAAAATATGACTGCCCCATGCGTACACTTTGGTAATTACTAGCAAATAAAATATCCCAACCAATAGCATCTAGTGTCTGTGCAATCTTTGCTTTTCTATTGATTTCGTTATATTGGTATCCCTGAATGATACTCAAGGCATAGTCGATGCCGTCGATGGTTGTAGTTAATTGGTCTGTTAGATTTATTCCTACTAATGATGCAGCCTTGGCAGCAGATCGATAGTTAGTGTCTAATACTAGGTCATCAGCAGCAGCCGATACAATATCTGCAATAGCTTGAGAAAAAACGGTAGCATCAAAATCAATACTGTTGACATATTTGTTATTGATATAGGCAACGACTTCAGTTTGAATAAATTCTTTGTTTTGGACTAGAAGTGTGTAGGCATCTACGTAATCTGCATCACCTACATTTCCGCCAATATAATCATAGCCTGTGACCTTACTAAAGGTTAAATCTTGATCTGCAACACCACTGGTGTACCCAATTCTCTGTTTATATGGACCAGGTTCTGTATTGGATAAGTTCATAAAGTTCTCAGCAGCCAACGCAGCAGCGCCGATAGTTTTATAAGCATAATTCCAAGCCCGACCTTCTTTCCCTAGAGGACTTAGTGTTTGTACGTCATCACCGTTTGTCGACACAAATAAGTTGACTTGAGAGTACATTGTTGCATTATCAACGTAGAATTTTGTAGCGGCTTGTAAGTCGTCGTCACCTTTAGGTTTTCCAACTCCTGCTAAACTGCCAGGATGATCAGCTAGTGTTAAAGCACCGAGCATAACATCGCCACCGCGATAAACAGCATCTTGACGTTGTATTGCTTCAGATTTTAGATAATTTCCGCTGAGTGTTGAGTCATAATCAGCATCGTCGGCTTCGGGGGCAATGGGTTCGTCTCGAACACGCAGAGGTCCGACAATACGGCCGTCAACAAGTTTAATAAAATTATCATCAACATATCCTCTATTGACTGCTAGTTTGGCCAAAGTAGTAGTCCAACCATATTGACTGTGTGTTGTATTAAAGTTTGCAACGGCAGTTTCGTCCGGATCTGCTAAGTTACCGATGGTATTTGTAGCAGCATTTAATGGAGCACCTAGTGTCGGATATGTATCGTTGATCAACTTAGATTGGTTGGATCTAATAGTTACTGTTTTTGCTGTATTGTCGATGTCAATACTAATACCGTAACCTGCGTTAAGTGATTTAGCAGTTAGTAAGTTTCCAGCCGTATTAGAAATAAGGATGCTTTCAGAGCCAAACGTACCAGCAATAGATAAACTAGGATCAACATCGCCTAATTTTTTAAACTGTATTTTTCCTTCTAAACCAAAAGCGGCATAAATCTCAGTAAAGTTTTCATTGACTTTACGGAATGATTCACGGATACTATCACCAGTACCGTCGTTACCCTGTACACCAATATTAACTGTTTGTTTTGTCATTTTTCTATTAAACTCCGAAGCTAGAACCGCAACCACAGCTAGTTTTAGCGTTTGGGTTGCTTATTACAAATTGACTGCCCATTAATTCATCTTTGTAGTCAACTGTTGCATTGTTTAGGTATTGTAGGCTCATAGCATCAACTAACACATGTATGCCATTGGCTTCTACATCATAGTCATCTTCTGCTATGTCTTCATCTAAGGTAAATCCGTAACTAAATCCTGAACAACCGCCACCCTGAACAAACATTCGAAGTTTTAGTTTAGGATTATTTTCTTCTGATAGAATATCGCGTATCTTTTCTATAGCAGAATCTGTTACACTGATCATGAGGAGCCCCTATTATATGATATTTATCATAAACATTTTATAATCTTAATGTAAATAATTAATGTTCATCAAACAAGAATACGTCACAACCACGCATTATCGTTCTAGTAAGCTCGGACATTCACATAGTTACCAACGAAAAAAGACCGTGTTAGTCTTTAGGTGTGACTGTTGTACTGAGTTGTTCAGCCGTGACAAGGGATCAATGAGTCCTAGTAGGATTAGTAATAATTTTTATCACGTTTGCAACCTCTGTGATGCTAAACGTTTTGCTCAAGAGAAAGGCGTCGAAAGACGCCGTGTGTGGGATATGCCAGTGAGTAGCCTTAAGACACTTGACCAACTCTAGCGTTGATCATTCTCCAGTCTATTATTTTCCATATGTTGGTTAGATATCTTTTTTTATCGGCTTGATAGTCCAGAGCCCAAGCATGTTCCCACCAATCCACTAATAACACAATATCTTTTCTAATTTCGTGATTAACAATGGTTTTGATCTTGCCATCATCTGCTAGGTATGCCCACCCGCTGCCCTGTATCTTCATGGCTGTTTTTTCAAATTCTTCTTTGAAACGATCAAAGGTATCAAAATGTTTTTCTATGAACTGTAAAATAGCATCATAGGGTCTGTTGGATCCCTCTGGTTTTTGTAGTTGACCAAAATAGATATTATGTAAAAATGCACCAGCTTCGTTGAAATCGTCATCACCTTCGCCCTTGTTATATCGATCAACATAGGCTTTGTACAGTGTGCCGTAGTGATAATCTATGGTTTCTTTAGATTTCACAGGATCAAGATCGTTGCGATCGTACGGCAATGTTAACTGTATGAGTTTGTCTTTACGACCTTCAACAATGAATTTTTGAATGAAATTGTATGCCATACGTGTATTTACCGTATAAATAACCTACAAGGAGATAAACATGGAAATTATTATTCTATTAGTGATTGTTGCTGTAGCAGTTGTGCTCTATTTCAATCGTAAGTCACCAACTTTGGATATAAACAAAGATGGCAATGTTGACGTTAAAGATGTAGTGGCCGCAGCCGTTAAGGTAGAGGAAGCTGTTGTAACTGAAGTAACAGAAGTTGTTACTAAAGTTAAAGCCGCAGCCAAAAAAGTATCAGCTAAAACAGCCGCAGCCAAAAAAACTACTGCATCAAAGAAGGTTTAATGTCTTTGCCTGCTCGTAAAGAGCACGGCTAGCAAGATTTTTACCCTTTGATTCACACATAATATCGTGTGTATTTAGAAAACTTAGTGCCCATTCGTTAACTGTTGTATTCCAATAGAAATCTGAATGTGCCCTAAGTTTTTGTCTTTTGTAGCCTTCTACAAGCAGAGACTCCAATTCTGGGCGATCACTAGTGCTATGTCCGACAAGTACATCTTCACGGCTAACACTGTAATGCATAGTAGGACGGAGCCCACGCCAACTATCAACAACACGTTTAACACGGTCATTAGTTGGGAGGATATATTCACCTTCACGAATCCAGTTGTGATGGATATCAAGCACAATAGGAACAATATCACTAATACTAAGACAGTCATCTAATCCCCAACTAATTTCTTCGTTCTCGATAGTAATACAATTACGTGCTTCTTGCGAGAGCCTGGAGTAGGCCTTGCGTATACCTTCAGGACCCTGCCGTCCGGAAATGTGTACGTTGATTTTAAGATCTTGGAACGTCTTACCGTAGCCCATATATCTAGCCATGTCTGCATGATATTCGAATTCTTCTATGCTTCGTTCTACAATCCCTTCACTAGCACTTGCCAAGACAGTAAACTGGCCAGGATGAAAAGACAGGCGAACATTGCTCTTACGAGCCACATCTCCCACTTCACAAAATGCTCTTTCGAGATATTCCCGTACATCGGGAAGCCGCCAGAACCAGCTCCAAGATGACTCAGTGTACACAGGAAGGATATCGCTACTGAGTCGTACCATTCTAAGATTTTCATCGAGTGCTCCCACACGTTCAACTAGCAAACGAGTGGACTCAATATTACCTTTGGCTAGGCTCCACAGTTTTTCAACTGCCACATCTTTGCTCTGTCTATTTAACCAAGATACAGTGGTTGATCCAGTATTATATTTTTTAGCATCATCTTTGGGTTTGATGCCGCCGACCTGATCTGGATTATCAATCCATTTGCAGGCAAAACCGATACGTTTAGTCATGTGTACAATCAATAAAAATGGACATAGTGTATTATAACATCTATGTCCATTACAGTCTAGTTAAACGGTGTTAAAGCAGTTCTTCATTCCATTCACGATGGCCTTCACGGAAAGCCATGTTACTTTGAGTTTCACGTACTTCTACACGATAGCACCACAGTCGTTCTGCTTCACTTGGACCCCACATATCCGGAACGTACACTCCATTTACATATTTGTACAACATGTCCGCTAGACCTTCACAGCCCAATCTGGGAAGCACAGTCAGTTTGGCTAGTTTACGCTTCTCCATTTCTTTATAGAATTCAAGTTCTGGATCATCTTGCGCCACTAATAGTGTATGATCAAATTGACTTTCTAAAATGGTTTTGAGCTCTTTTAAGCCGCCATAATCTGCCGCCCAATTACGCACATCTAAGTTGTCTGTGCCAAAATAGAACTTCATTGAGAATGAATAGCCGTGTATTAAATTACAATGACTATCTGCCCTCCACTGTCTGTATGCACAGGGAAATGCGTCGTGGTACTCTTTGGTGCTAGTGTATTTGTACTGTCTTGCAGACATCCAACGATGCCCTACTTCATTTAAATTTGCCATTGTTATCTCCTTAAGATGAGCAATGGCATGCAGAATTTCTATAGCGGGTTGAATGCCTGAGACCGCTGTATATACTTATCTTAAGCTACCTTAAGTAAGATGGTTTCCTCGTTAATGCGTCCATTCATTTTAGTGTCTGTGGCATTAATATCGTCTAAGAATTTACGTAGTGCAACTTTACCTGCACTCTTAAATTCTTTAAGTTTCTCTTCGGGTCTACGCAGAGTCTTGCAAATACTTTGTATTTCGGAGAAGCCAGTAATTGAAGCGCCCTTAACACCTAACTCTTGGTACTCAGCCGCAACATATCTGCCTAACTTGCGACTCTTTGTATTATAAATCCACAACTCCTTACTGCCAATGATATCGGCAGGATTAACTGATACAAGTTTTAACGCTTCAAACGTCTTCATGTATTTGAGTTTAGCCACAATCTTTTCTTTAGGCTGTGCTTTCTTAGCACGTGGTGCTCGATTGACTTTGGCTTCTTGCATTAACATAGTGCAGGCACTATTAACTTCTTTGTAAAAGGCAATTAAAGCAAGAATTTGTTTTTTACTGCGGTGTTTGTAACCTTCACGCAACTGTTCGTCAGCATTGCCGCTGGCAAGTTCTTCAAGTTCTTCAAGATTGCGTTTATAAAAGTCGCGAATGGTACGAGCATGTGCTGCCTTGGCATCTTTGCCTTTGAGCAAGTTTAGTACCTTAAATGCTCTTGGATCAAAATTATCTGGATCTGTGTTGAAGCTTTCGATGGCATCTTCAATTTCTTCAGTCATTCGCATGGCAACTTCACGTAATCGATCTTGTATGCTAGGTTGATTTGTAGCAGGTTTAGCATCTACTACTTCTTCCTCGGAAACATCGCTCTTGCCTGCATGGATAACATCTTCGATGGCGTTCATTAACCACGCCACTGTACTACGCCCTTGATTGAAATCTGTACGAACATCGGGCATACCTTTGAGCAAACAACTTGCAACGGCGCCCATGGTGACACCACTTCGGTTATCGCGTGTTTTCTTAAATGCTTCTGTAAGTGTTTTGTTAACATTTGCCGAAGTCATCCAACGAACTACTTGAGGCTTAAGGTCTTTACCTGAATACTCAAAATTGTAGTACTGCATGGCTTCTCGGAACTTTTTGGTAAACAGGTCACTGTCCCAAGATTCGTGTCCAGTCCAATCTGGGCTGTGATCTCGTTTGGTACGTGATACACTGGCCCTAGCTGCCACTTTAGATTTAGATACTGTTTTAGCCAATTTTTGCTCCTGTGTGTTAAACAATAATAATATTATAACACCAATTTAACAGGAAGTCAAGCAATTTTGGTTAGAAGTTTTTCTCTCCAGATTTGGATAGTAAGATCCAACCCGGTGTCCAAATCCATTTCTGGTTTCCATCCTAGCAGTCGTTCTGCTTTGGCAGGGCTAGAGTTTAGTACCCAAATTTCTCCGTCCCTCTTTGGCTTAGTGTTCCAATTAACCTGTCCATCCCAATCAATTTTCTTGGCTATCTTGTCAACAAGGTCTTTGATTTTAAGAGCATTATTTGGACCGGTGCAGAAGATTTCTCCACGAGCTTGCTCATGTTTGTCGATTACTGTTTCATATAACCGAATTAAGTCGTCAATCCAAAGGAAGTTACGATATGGTTCTCCATAACCTAGATTAATTTCATTGGGATTTTTTAACATTTGTGAAATAATCTGTTCTACTACAAAGAAATCATTATCTTTACGTCCATAGCTATTAGTCTGTCTGAATGCACAGAATGGAAAGTTAAATGACCGTTGTGCATATTCTAGATATAATTCACATCCCACCTTGGCCACAGCATATGGAGCATTTGGATGTTGCCTAGTTTCTTCTGTGAAGACAGGCAGTGTATATTCTTGGCCGTCACGAATCAAATCGCTTTCGGGTTGCCAGCCGTAGGTCTCCATAGTACTGCTAAAAACAAATAATTTTAAATTTTTTAAATGCCTAGCTGATTCAATCATGTTGACAGTGCCAACATAGTTAACACTACTGAAACTTGTTTGCTCATAAAAACTTTTTTCTACTTCAGTTCTTGCAGCCAGGTGAATAATAAAATCGGGATCAACTTCTTGTAGGCGTTGATCGATACCTTCTTTGTCTAATAGGTCTCGATCAAGATCAAAAATTTGATATTTTGATTCTAAACGGTCTTTAAGATAGCCGCCAATGAATCCTGACAGGCCAGTGATAAGAATTTTTTGCATGTTAATAGTCCTTTATATTATATATAGCTTTAATTAAATCCGTTCGATATCTTCTTCATCACAAGACTTGCCGTATTGTATTTCGATGATCTTGCAAGGTTCCTCAAATGGATTATACAGTCTATGCCAATTGTTAATTGGTATATTGATTTGACTGTATTTTTCTAAATTAACTGTTGGCAAAATATAACCGCTAGACATACGTTGTTCAACTGCACATTTGCCTTCTGCTACATGCCAAATCTCATGTCTGTTTTTATGGCGTTGTAGGCTTAGACTTTGTCCAGGCATGACTGTAAGTTCTTTTACTTTAGTTCCAGGGACCTCATGTAATACTCGATAATATCCCCACGGTCGTTCTGTTTTAGGAGACCGCCATTCATCTAAGATCCAGCTACTTGAATTGATTTTATTTTCACCACCTACACCAAATACAAACTCAACATTTGGTACAGTCATCTCAGGTATATTGTTTGCTGTACGATCACCGCCGTTGGCAAAGATTACTTTTACATATTTCATAGGGTAATGTAGGCGAACTTTAGCAATGGCATCACAGGCAGTGCCATCATTATCATCAAAATCTATAACCATATCTACCATATGAAGACTTTGTATAATACGTTGTCGTTCTTCAAAGGGCATGAAAGCCCGACCCTTTTTACGTTCGAGCCACGCATCTGAATTTAGTCCTACTACTAGCTTATTTCCTAACCGTTTAGCAGCTTCGAAATAGGAAATGTGTCCAGAATGTAGGGGGTCAAATCCGCCAGTTACTAGTATTATTTTCACACATTCTCACATTGATAAAAATTATTCGCATAGGTTCCTCAAATAAATAATAGTAGCATATTTATTGGAGAGACATTTTGTTTGAGACGGGTCTGATTAAACCATTCTGGGGCGATAAACATGCCCTACTTACATATCGAGATGCACAGTTTAACAATCCTAAAGATTTAGAACTGTGGAAATCTTTAGGATATTCTGAGAGAGATTCAGTGGGCGGAATATATGATATGAAAAATATCATGCCAGATTGGGCTGAACCTTTCTTCACACTATTTGGCGGCACAAATGTAGGTGTTAATTTTCTTAAAATGAGTACCGGAGATTTGCTGCCACGACACAGTGATAGTTACAAAACCTATATTAATGTACATAATATTACAGATCCTACTACAATTTATAGAGCTATAGTATTTTTAGAAGATTGGAGGTCCGGGCACATATTAGAAGTTGACGATACTCCTTTTACTAAATGGTCAGCAGGTGACTATATTATATGGCAATACGATACTCCCCATCTAGCAGCCAACATAGGACTTGAACCTAGGTACACTGCACAAGTTACTTTTACAAAAAATGTTTAATAAAGTTGATGAGTTTGAAAAAGCTATTGCTAAATTTTATGGGTCTACATTTGCCGTTGCTGTAGATTGTTGCACCCATGCTATTGAGCTGTCATTAAGATATAATAAAGTTCTAGCAGCCACTTGTCCCTCTCAGACCTACGTGTCTCTTCCTTTTACATTTGAAAAGTTAGGAATCAAATGGGCCTTTGAAGAAGTTAAATGGCAGGACTATTATTATTTAGGCAATACAAATATCATAGATGCCGCGGTCTATTGGAAAGAAAAAGGTTACATTCCCAACACATTGATGTGTCTAAGTTTCCAGTATAAAAAACATCTTAATCTTGTACGAGGCGGCGCAATCTTAACAGATAACCAAGATGCGTATACAACATTAAAGAAATTGTGTTACGATGGAAGAACATCAGATAAGCCTTGGGCAATGCAGGATATTGAAACAATGGGTTATCATTATTATATGACACCCGAAACTGCTCAACTAGGGTTAGAAAAGTTGCCAACTGCTATAAATTCTACTCCGACATCTTGGAGTTACAACGATTATCCATATCTCCCTAAAATGAAGGTATTCAATGTATAAGAGACTTTTTACTTTTGGTTGTTCGTTTACAAGATTTGGATGGCCTACATGGGCAGATATAATGGCTTGGGACCTAGGTGTGCCTAGTGAAAACTGGGGCATGAGCGGAATAGGTAATGTAGGAATATTTCATAGACTTGTTGAATGCGATCTCAGGAATACTATTACAGAAGATGATTTAGTAATTGTTTTATGGAGTCATTGGCATAGAGAAGATCGTTACATTAGACACTGGCAAACACACGGGAATATTTTTCATGAAGAATTTTATGATAGGAAATTTATTAGCAAATACTGGTCTCTTGAAAACGATATTATAAAAAATTCCACAGCAATCATATCTGCAAATAAGATGTACAAAATTCCTTTTCAAAGTAATGTAACACCTTTATTAAAATTTGAAAGTAATGCTAGAGATCTAACAGAAAAAGAAAATAAATTGTTTAAGTTTTATAAAGAATTTATCCCTACTGACACTATTTTTGATTACAATAGAACTGAAGCGTTTGGCCAATATCAATATGATGATCATCCTACAGTATTACATCATTTAAATTTTTTAAGAGATCAAGTATACCCTAGTTTAAATTTAGAGATGAATTATCAAACAGTGGATATTTGCCACGGCATACACCAAGACATCATTGACATGATTCCTTTACCGAAAAATAAAGACTTAGCTCCTATAATTACTACAATGATTAAAGAAAAATATAATTTGCACTACAGACAACCAGTTGGATTTTAAAATGAATGCTTTAAACGAATGGGATACCCTTAAAAAAGTAGTAGTTGGAGTTGCTGATTATGCAACAATTCCCTCTTTAGATATTAGTCTACGCACAGTAAACTATGCTGATGTAAAAGATGAATCCACTATTCATCAAGGGCAATATCCAACACAAGTAATAGATGAAGCAAATGAAGATTTAGAAACGCTGAGTAATTTTCTAAAGTCGTGCAGTGTAGAAGTGGTTCGCCCACATAGAGAGCCTGTAAAGTACTACAATTATTGTCCAAGAGATACTATAATAGCCTACGGCAATAAGGCAGTTGCAGCCCCTATGAGTCTACGTGCCCGTGAAAATGAGTATCTAGCCTATGCTGAACATTTAGAAAATATACATGTGGTACCTAATTATCAAGGCGATGACATGTACAATCTAGAATGTCTCGGCGATCCAGAGGTACTAGCCTTACAAAATCATCATCCAAAGTTTGATGCTGCCAATGTTATTAAAGCCAATGACAAACTAATGTATTTGGTTTCAAACAGTGGTAACAAAAATGGTGCTCAGTATCTTCAAGAGTTACTAAATGTTCCCGTGCATACATTAGAAAATGTTTATAGTTATATGCACATTGACAGTACCGTGGCCTTCCTAAGAGAAGGACTCATGCTGGTAAATCCTAGCAGAGTTAAGAGTAAAGATATGTTGCCCAGGGCATTTCAGGACTGGGACGTTATATTTTCTCCTGAACCTGTTGATGTTGGGCATTATCCTGGATGGTGTAATTCATCTAAATGGATTAATGTAAATTTATTAAGTGTTAGTCCAAGCCTTGTTATAGTTGAAGAACATCAACATAATCTTAGAGTAGAATTAGAAAAATACGGAATAGAATGCGCTATGTTGCCCATGCGTCATAGTAGGACATTAGGCGGATGTTTTCATTGTGTAACATTGGATTTAATTAGAGAATCATGAACTTAGATCTTGAATACACGCCGGGATTGTATTGGGTAAACATTCCAGGTCAAGAAGATCATTTGGGATTTTTGGCTGTTTCTCAATTGAGATGGAATGTCTTTAAAAATATTAAAACCATCAAGACTCCGTCTTTTATCTATACTGGTACTAACTTTATCAACGAATTTGATAATTTAGAAGTTAAGTCAAAATTATCTGCACTAGATGTTTATTTCTTTGAGCCTTTGTGTTTTAAATTATCAACAAATGAATTTCACAATAGATCATTTTACAGTGAATTTAAAGGTGATGAAAGTATATCTGATATAAGAAGTGATGAATTAGACAGTGTTGAAAAATTTAGAGTAGCGTACAATCTTGAATTTATCAATGTATATACCTGTGAGTATGGGATACAATTACTACAAGACCAATATCCAAATTTAAAATTACACTGCTTTGATATCTTCTTAAGAAGCCTAAATCATCCTACAAAATACAACACTATTAACCACAACATATCTAAAAAGTTTTGGTGTTCAAATTGGAGATACGCTACTCATAGACACATTTCCATGTCTCATCTAGTTAACATAGAAGGAAATTATAGTTGGCATATCAAATGCGAGTTTGATAAACTTCGAGAAAATGTTTGGTTTGATTTAGATCAATTAGAAAATTCTAACCCATTGAGATTTTTAAAATTAGTAGCAGGATCGGCTGTCTTAGAAAATTCTAATCTACACATTGATAGGGATACATCTTCTGTAACGGTTGACAAGTTTAATTCTGTGTGTATTCCTGGTAAGGTTGCACCTCCTGTCTCAACTGAATTTATCAACAGTTACGCAGAATGTTTTTGTGCAGTAGTCAATGAAACACGGTTCGCGCAGCCATTTGCAAATATCAGTGAAAAAACTTTAAACCCTTTACGGGCAAAATTACCTTTAATACTTGTAGCACCTCCCTACAGTTTAAAGTATCTTAAAACTTTTGGGTTTAACACTTTTGATCGTTGGTGGGATGAAAGTTATGACCTTGAAGAAAATCACGAACGGCGCATGTTAAAGATATTAGATGTCATTGATCTAATTGACAGCAAGTCTATTGATGAACTACAAGAGATGTATAATGAGATGTCTGAAGTGTTAGCACACAACCATCATATAACAAAATGGTTTAAGATCAACACAAACCTCAATGTTTTATAAGTGGTTTGAACACTAAGGGGTGTTCCTCTACTCTTGGAATATCTGCTCCTGGAATGCTAATCTCATACTTCCTATAGTCGCTCCAGTCACCTGTGTCTTTCCAAGCATAGTTAAAACCAAAATCAATTGTGCGATTTAATTCTTTTTCTTCATCGATTAACTGATTAAATTCCACTTCGCCTCGCCCATCTTTGCCCCATGCGGGCTTGGCCAGTTGTCTTGCACGGGCAGCAGGATTGCCCTCCATCTTACTATAATCTTGTGCAAAAAATGCACCCCATCTATTAGCAGTCCTATATTGATCCGGCTCAACATTCTGTACAAATTTATATTTAAAATCAGCTGCCCAATTACCTCTTTCTAAGATAGTAAACTTAAATTCGGCAGTGTATAGACCAGTGCCGAAATGACGACCAAACTCTGTATCGTCTAATTCGGGACTAAATTTAATAGTAGCAGTATAGCCGCCACGTGTCTTCCATAGCATCCTTAGCAATGGCCATATCTCGTTTACTAAAGAGTCGGCATAAGGATTAATATCAGTTTTGATTATATCGTAATCAAATTGTTCGTAGTTAACATCCTTTTCTATACCAGGTTTGATATATTTTATCGTGTAATGATCTCTGGCCAATGCAGGTCTGTGAGGATAGTTAATACCTCTGTTGCCTATAATCTGATCAAGGAAGATACTCATACATTTTACACGCATGAGCAAATGACTGCCGCCCTTAGTAAAGTCTTTACTAATCCAATAACCTAAATATTTATGATCTGAGATATTAAACTTTTCTGGATTTTGCCCCACAATAGTTTCAGGGCCGTTAAAAAATCCTACACCTGTACTCATATTATGTACGCTCATATCTCTAACACGCCATAGCATGGTCATAGTATCTGCATAGTTTTGATATGTTTCAGTTGGAAATCCCACAATCCAGTTAGTGGCTGCTTTGATTCCTATAGCATGGCCGTCTCTAAAATTCTGTTCCATCTCTGCAATAGTGACACCTTTGGCCATACTATCTAATACATTTTGACTGCCAGCTTCTGATCCGTAGTTCAACATCATGCATCCACTGGCATATAAATCTTTCAAATATTCTACATCCATACGACCATCATGTCTAGCATATCCAGTCCATTTGATGTCTAGTCCTTTGGCCACAACACCTTTGGCAAATGCCCTAAGTTCTTTTAGATTTCCGTTTACAAGACTGTCAATGAACCAAAAGACTGTTGTGCCTTTTTTGTTGTATAGGTATTCCACCTCAGTTAGTGCATCTATAGCCTGTCGCTGCCTATACTTCCAAAAGTGTGTTTCCTCACAGAATGTACACTTGGCAATGCACCCTCTACTTAATTCTGTAGTAACGCCGTTGGGTATTTTATATTCATTAAAATCTATAGTGTCATAGTCAGGCATGGGGAAGTTGTTAAGATTTAATCTCTGTCCTTCCGGCTGACTTAGATGCTTTTGATCAGTGCCTCCTAGGCCGCTTTCGATCTCATCTAATATCGTTAAGATAGCTTCTTCACCTTCGCCACTGACTACGTAATCATAGTAAGGTTGTTTAACAAAATATCCTTTTTGTACATTAGGTCCACCTACTGCTATTTTAACGTGAGGCATACGTTTTTTAAGTTCTTGAGCCATCCATTTAGTAGGCTCTTCATTCATTTGATACATGCTAAATCCTACTATAGTGGGATTGTACTCTATAATGGAGTCTAAACATTCATTTAATATTGGTTCAATTAACGAATGTATATCATTGTAGTTGTCACCGACCCAACGCCAGATTGTTGTTGGGTCCCATAGTTTAAAATTTATCTTATCTTCTATATGTTTCTTATAGTATTGATAGCCTTTAATATTAGCATCAATGATACGGCTTTCGTAACCTGCTTCTTTAACAACAGAGCTAAGTCTACAGAGATTAAACGGCGGAAATTCTGCTGCCCATTGCGGCAGTATCACTAGCATTAATCTAGTTTTTCTAATAGCATAGTCTATTTGTACACTAGTAAGATTCTTTTGCTGTGCAGGTTTAGCATACTCTGCAATGGCTTTAAGAGTCATTAGGTGTTTGTCATTGGCTTCTTCAGGAGTCATACATTATTTAACTTTATATTAGACCAACCCATTTTTATCATATAATCAGGTAGGTCTGCATACCCGGCATTTTCTATTGTAATATTGTCTTGTTCCATTAAGAATTTAAGTGATTTTGGTACAATTAAATCCTTGTTGACAAATATTTCTTCTATTCTATTTCTGTTATATAATAATTTTGGTCTAATAGAATCATACATTTCATTTAACTGTGTAGTACTGCTAAAACTTTTTTCTATATGTTTAATGTTTTTTATGATGCCTTCAACGCGATTGTTGATCGATGGTTCATTATCAAAACCGTAGTCAAATAGTTCATCGTATAATCTGAGTCCAAGGCGGTCAACAAGGTATTTGTGAAACCCTTGACAGCTTAACACTAGAAAGGGTCTATACAACATTAGACTTTTTAATGTTTTTTCTGTAATAAAGTATTCATTGATATCATATCGAGATTCTGTAACTACGTCCATAAAAGCAGAAGTTTGACTTTGTGGAACCATATCGGGTGAGTACTTATTGTTATCTAATTTGAAATCTAATTCGTCAAGAAGTTTTGTTCCATTATGATAAATCCACTGATATTGTTCGGGATAGTGAAAGGTCACTATGCCTAATTTTATCAAATTGTCTCTTGCCAATAGATCTACCAGCAGTCCTCTTTGGGCATGTGCAGTGTGATTATAACAAGTAAAAATTTTAGTGGGATTGATTTGACTTGGTGCTTTGTTATTGTTAAGGTATATGAATTTTTTATCGCATATTTTTGGGTCAGTAGGGAATCCCATCATGTGTGCAAACATAAAATTATATAGTATACCGTAGGTGCCTTCTGCTAGAATCCACGGCCTAACATATCCAGATTTACAAGTGGTGATCAAATGAACTAATTTATTGTTAGATGTGGCCCAGTTTTCTAATAGATCAAACAACTGATCAAATATTTCATAGTAGGCATATTCTTGGGCACACCAAATTATTATCCTATCGGGGTCGCTGTCGATAATTCTGTTGGCTACTAATTCTAGATTTTCTGTTAATTCTAGATTGTAACATCGCAAATAATATATTTTCATGTGTTGACATGTTGAATAATACTGTTTGCAGCTTGTTGACTGATGCCTGCTTTTGCAATTTGAAAATTATGATCTAATATTGGTTTAACATTTCTTTTAAAATCTAGAATTTTAGCACTATCCCACTGTGAAATTTCTGTGCATACCCTAATAATTTCACGGAGTCGTTCCCAACAGTTCTCTATGTTATCGTAATCTTCACTCCAAAAATCACTAAATGTTTTATAGCCGAGCCTATGATATGCTTTTAGTGTGCCTTTTACACCTACCATGATGAACGGATGTTTTTCTTTAACAGGTTTAATAGATTTTTCTGTCATTGAAATTTCATTTTCTACAAAGTTAGTTTCTGTTATGATACTTATTAGACTGCTTTTGTAAAAATTTTCTGATGTAGATTGAGTACCCTTCATCATTTTATTAATAGAAGTTTCCCCGTCGACTACTAGTGGTAGTTTTTTTACTAGGTTAGATATGTCTTCTTTTGACAAATCAAAAAAGTCAAGCCAGTAGTCTTCAAAAATATCTTCAAATTTTATATCAGGAAACTCCGGTTGACATTTAGACATACTAAAGTAACTACAATCTAGCAGATTGTTTTTATCAAATAGCAAGGTCAACATGTTTCTGTGAGCTTTATGCCTTCTATTCCAACTCAAAAATATTTTTTTAGGCATACTTTCTGTATTATAGCCAGGCTCAACTTCTAAATTTTCAATATCCTTTGATGCACTATCTATGCTACAAGGATAGCATACTAATTTTATTCTATGACTTTTGTCATTGGGGATACGATATCGATTGCAATAGCTGTTGTACACTTCTTCGATATTCATACATCCGGTCAGATACAATATCTTATATAAAGGAATACCGTGAGATGAGAAATAAGAATGTAGCACATTGAGATGTTTATCGTAGACAAATGCTTCAGGGCTATGATCTATCAAAATATAACCGTTGCCGTGTTTAATTTTGTGTAGAATATCGTTACTAAGATGAGCATATTCTAAAATGCCATCGCCTATAGTAAAATAAGAATCAAAGTTTACACGCCAATGTAGAGTTAACGGATATATGAATGTATCAGAGTCTTGTATACTAGCAGTAGGACTTAATTCAAAATGGTCTTTAAAGATATGCCATATACCTTCTATCCAAATCCTATTAGAAGTTAACGATCCACCAACAGAAGCATCGGCTAGATTTAGAATATTTGGTATTTCAATATTAGGGAGAGGTCCTTGTGGACCAATCCAGTTATAGGCCATTTTAATCTTATTCATTATGTTTTACAAGACTTATAAAAGTTTTCTAATTCTGGAAAAGTTTTAACAAAATCAGTTTTTCGTCTACGATCATATTCTGTAAACCAACGATAGAAGTCTGCACGACCTTCTTTTATTTTTGCATCTGAATATATAGTAGTTTCCATGTAGGTTACTACTCTACGAAACTTTTCATATTCTAGATCAGTAAATTTATCAACAGCAGAGTTGTCAACATTAGCGGCCATGAATTCTAAAGCCTCTTGCATATAAGGTAAGAACTCTGCTTTGGGCAATATGTTCATGTCATATTGTAAAGGTTCCTTTAGGTAAGGAGTATCAAAACGAATACGATGTTCATTAGTACTAGAATACCAACCATACTGTTTCCTCCATTCAAGTATTTTTTCTAATAGACTTTTGAAACTAGTAACTGCTAAGATGTTAAAAGTAATCATAAAAGTTATTGGGTTCGCTGTCTTAGTTAGATATGTATGGAAATTACTTTCCCATACTTCTAAGTCTAATCCAGTACGTATATATTCCGCTCGTTCTCCCCAAGTGTCAATACTGGTAAACAGTTTGAAGTTTCTAATTTTACCTTCTACACGAAGTTTTTCAACTTTTTCTGCAAGTCGATTTACTAATAGGGGTTTCACACCCAGATTACTGTTAATGTTTAATTCTAAATTGGGCAGTGGATATCTATCTAAGTTATCTAGTAATAGGAATGTGTTCTTTTGCAGTAGAGGCTCACCTCCAGTTATACGTAGAATGTTTAAAGTTTTACGCAGTGTAGGCCACCAACGCCACCACGCTGCTACATATGGATTGACGTCTTCTTCGTAGATAAACAATCCGTCAACAGTAAATCTGTGATTGTTAACAGGATATGCACCGTGTTCTTTTATCTCTTTATAAAAACTACTAGATGCTTTGGGATGGCAGTAGCCACATTTGAAATTGCATTCATTGCCAAAACTTATTTCAAGATATTCAGGATTGACATTGAAGTCCGGACCTTGATCAATAATTTCCTGTAGTCTCTCTGGCTTATAGATACTGGCGTTACGATCATGTCGATCACTGATATAGTCATCACCTAATGCCTCTATGTTCCAGCAGTATTGACAACCTTGGGGTTTTTCACCTGCTAGCATTTCTGCACGTTGTTGTTTTTTCTCTATGGTATTATGAATTGCACTAGGATTAGTTTTAATCTCTTCAAGTGGTATTTTGTGTGGAGCAGGATGATAACAACTATGTGTTTCTCCTGTTTGAAGATAGATTGTAGTATGATGCCATTTAGCCAAACAAAATGTAGGGCTTATTTGATCGGTTATTTCTTTTATTTCTATAATTCGTTGTTTAGAGGTCATACAGTAATTATCTAATAATATAATGACCAAAAAAAAAGTTTAGGGTATTACCCCCAAACTTCTCTGTACTTTGCCATTGCTTTGGCTCTGGCCAATGCTAGCCTAACAGTTATGTACGGTGATAATTCATCTTCCTCGGCGGCAATAACTAATTTCATTTTAAATTCCTTTAGAACATACATATTATAACGCACTAGCCCTTAATTACGCTGACAAAGAAATAAATTTATTAAGCTCACCTGCAATAGTATTATATCCTTTAATTGTAGGATGCGAGCAATTAGTAAGATACTCTTTAGGATAATTAAAATTACTATATTTGGTATAGAAATCTTTCCAGTCTTTTTGGTCTATTGCTTGATCTAACTCTATTAATTTTTCTATCATAGCTACATATGGTGTCTTGCTATGCAGATAATAATCCCAATTAAATTTATTAGCTAATGGTTTAGCAAATTCCCCTAGGTGATTTTCTAAGTCTACAGTATTAAAACCATTTGCTACAATAAGTTTGTAATTGTATAATCTGCAAAAATTTTGAAGTTCTAACATGGCTAGCATTGTTTCATGGGCCACAATCTGTTCCGACCATGCTTTTGCGTATCCACGCCATAGTTCATTATCCGAAGATTCAATAGGCCAGATAGTATTGTATTTGTAATGATGGTATGCGTTATCGTCTTTTAGAAGATCTTCTCTTAAGAAGTCGAATCGGTCAAGCCCGGACAACATTAAAATAATATACCCGGAACCTTGCGACCAATCGATGTTGCTAAAATATAATTGTTTTACAGCGCCACGATTGCCGCAACCTCGTACACCAAGATTTATAGGTATGTGATCACTAAGGTAGTCTCGGCACAGAGAGTTGACCCAACTGTTAAAGTGTTCGTACTCTCTAAGAGGTTGATCTTCGTCGCCACTGATATCTATACGACCATTATATCTGTCCCATATTTCTTTAGGATACCCTCCCTGACCTTGAGTCCAACTACACCCTAATCCAACAACATACTTTTTCATTTAAGTCCACAGACTACCACGGATCTTAATCAAACGAATCATCATGGCTTCGTCTTCTTTTTCGTAGGCTTCTTCAATCTTACGAAGTAGCTTGTGTGATTTGTCACTCATCTTTTTAAGTTCGGGACTCTTATCTGCACCCCAACTTAGGCTACCGCCATTAGCTGTACGGCTTGCTTCGCAGTAGGCACTCCATCCACTGGCTTCATAGGGGTCTGGACGTTTTAGATATACTTCAGTCCACCATGTGTAAAGATCTAAAATTTCCTTGGCTCTAATTGCCTGTTCAGTGGGTTTGCCAAATTCTGGATCATCTTTGTTAGTATATTGCTCATCTCTTACAAGATTAGCTTGCCATGCAAGATTGTCTAGGCCAGCTTGGGGACAACGCCACAGGCGCATGTTCCACCAGCCAAAGCGCCACCAGGGAGCATTATACTTCTTGCGCTTTTCTTTATCTTCCCAAACTAGGTGCCACCAAGCAAGCTCTACTTCAACAAAATCCACAAGCTCGCTGAACAAACAAGGAAGAAAGCGGTGACCAACATCGCACCACTGTCCTTTAGATATAAGAGAACTATGGGCAGTGAGAGCGTGAGTATGAGATACCCAACGATTATTGATGTAATATTTGACCGCATAAATTCGGTCAGGAATGTAGTAGATAGCATTTTGTATATAGTCCAATCCTTCTTCTGCTAGCCAATAGCGAAAGTTATAACGCATTTTAGCAGTGGTATGCCAGTTGTCCCAACCTTCCATGGTTTCAGCACGTGGTTTGGCAGTACCACGAATCCAGTCTGCAAATTTTGTGCATGTCCAATAATTTCTACCCATCATTCTTTCCTTAAATAAATTGTTTTAAATCTGGAGGAGTCCAGCCGATGGGCTTGAGAACTTTTCCATCTTCACGCTTACGAACTTTACCTGTTTCTTTATCAATCTTGGCAAAGTTAGTTTTCATGACTTCTTTCCACGCACCCTCAGCATCACTGCCCATGCTATGGATAGCACCAATGGTGACCACTAGAATATCAATAAGTGCATCCAGTGTTTCTACTTGATCGTGAGCTTCAATGGCTTCGGCAAGTTCTTTTGCTTCTTCTTCAATCAAACTAATATACAAATTAAATTGATCTTTGTCAAACTCGCCACCAACTGTCTGGTCGCAGGCCTTCATGAATTTTTCTTGATCTCTAAACGGGTTTGTCATTTTATCTTTCTTTTGTGCTTTCGGGTAGTTCGCGGAATCTTTCTAAGAAGGTTTCTTCATAACAACTATACTCTCGTACGTCATCTTCTATATTATGGCGGTAGTCTCGATAATATATCCAAGTGTGACCGTCTAGTTCAACTTTTTTGAGAACTAAAAATATTTTGCCACCGAGACCAGTCCAGCAAGTTCCTTCTTTGATCATATTTTTTCTCCTTGTTCAAACCCCCTAAATCCTTTGAATCGGGGGAATCTTAATGAGTAGGTGCCGTCTTGATTTTGTGTTACTGCATCTGCACGTACTTCAATGACGTGTCCGTTGACCTTGCATGACCAAAGATCATCACGCTGTTCATCAGTAAAGCCACTGCCAACATTAACACGGATATCTTTCCCATCATCAATTCCTTCACAGACTAATGCACCCATTTTACCTACGTTCTTACCAGTACCTTCTTCGGTGGCTACCACAGTAAGACTAACTTCAATAAATGGTTTGAGCTTGAGCCAACTGGCAGTCCTCTTACATTCATAAGGTGCTTCTGGATCCTTAATCATAATGCCTTCATATCCGCCTGCAACAGCCTTGGCATTGATCTCACTAAACCGTTTATTACCTTCTTCTGTGTCTAAATCTACAAGCTCTTGCGCTACAACTGTAACATTAGGCATAAGATGTTGACGTTTAGTGACCCAATTGGTTATCATTTGTGTGCGGTGACTTTGCTTACGACTCCAATTACCTTTTTCAAAATCAGCTAGCGGCAAAATATCAAACAAGTTAAGTATGGCATCACCTGCTTCTACATTGTCTTTTCGATGCACTTGCTTCATCAAGTCTTGGAAACTGCTACTCATTATCTCACCGTCTAGTACCATCGCTTCTTCGCCATCAGTAAATGCGGCCGCAATTTGCTCTACTACGTGAGGGAAGTTAACAAGCTCTTTACCATTACGACTAAACATATTGACACGACCGTCAGGGT